CAACCCTCCGCCGGAAATCATGTCGAACTCCCTGTTAGGGCTGCGACGATTCCGACGAGAAGCTCGTTGGTTTCATCCAGCTTGTTCAGCAGGGCATCTTGCCCCGCCGCCAGTCTGTCCAGCTTTCCGCCCAGGTCGTCGTTCTGGCTGACCCAGCGGTTGCGGTGAAACGTGAAGGTTTCGCGCGAACCGGCCCGCTGTACGAGCGCCCCTTCCGGCGGGGTGCTGCCATGGGCAACCCCCGCCGTGGGAATCTCGTAGGGCCGGACCTTGGACACTCTGTCGCTCATCGCCCACCTCCCTTACGGCTCCAGGGTGCGAACGACCATGACGATCAGCCCGGAGGCCGGAAGATCGGCCGTGGCATCGTTGGCGATGACGATCAGCTCCCTGGTGGCAATCGGGGTCGCCAGTTCCGTGACCAGCGCCGAAGCCACCATGAAGTTCGTCCAGGAAATCAGCGGCGTGGTGTGTACCAGCACCGCCCGATACTTGTCCGTATCGAGGCTGGTGCCGATGGACACGGCCGACGTGCCGAGCGAGGCCGAGATCAGGAGTTCGATCCCGATCACGATCACCCCGGCCGGGATCGTCACCATCCCCAGGGTCTTGGACTTGGCCACCGTCCCGGTGGACATGTCGTAGGACGCCGCATAGCGCCCCTTGCCCCACACCCCCGGGGGCAATTGCGTGGTGGAAGTTCCGTCCTCCAGCGCGTTCACGATGGTCTGCTGGACGGAGTAGAAATCCGCTGTCAGGGCAGGCATTGTTTTGTCTCCGCCAGGGGGTTAACCGACGATCACGGGGGTTGGGTCGCAGGCCACTTCGACCACTTTCTTGTCGTCCAGCCGTACCGCGGCCATCGACAGCGCGGCCCAGCACTGGAGGCTGTAGTTCCGCGTGTGGTCCTCGGTGATGCGCGTCTTGATGAAATCGGCCGGAAAGTCCACCGCCACCCCCTCCTCGATCCAGACGTAGACCAGCTCATCGCTGTTCGCGTCGGTCTTGATGAGGGAGTTGGCGAAAACGTGGAGCTGGATGCCCAGGAACTCAGCGAGCTGATTGGTGGTGAGCGGTTTGCCGTTGTTGTACAGATCGCTCACGACTTTGGTGCTGGACATCAGGGCTTGCTTCTGTTTGGAGGGAATCGCGGCATGGATGCGGAATCCTTCCAGGCCGCCGTGATCGCCTTCCAGGATCGCAAGCGCTTTCTGGAGCTTGTACACCGTGAGCCCAACGTCGGCGGTGCCGGCGGCAGGGTCGTAGGTGTGCGTGTTGACGGCCACCTTCTGCGCGGACGGGAGCGCCTGCGAGCCGGTGCCGGTCTGGCCGGTCACGGCCGCGCCGCCCAGCGCGGTCAGGATTTTCTCGTCCTTCTTGCGGTTGATCGCATAGGTGAGATTCTGGATGTACTGCCCCGTTACGTCACCCACCGCGCTGCGCGCTTTGTCGAACGTATCGAAATAGTCGTTGCCGACCTCCATGGTCTGCACCGACCAGCGGTCGTCATGGGTATTCGGGGTGTACGGGGTCGCCTGGTGCCGCCCGGTGATCGGCACCAGCGTCATCGTGCCGAGCAGGTGGTGGCGTTTCTTCTCGCCATCGGTCATGCCGCGCACGACGGCGAACTCCAGTTTGGACGCTCGCTGCTGCGCCTGAAACATCAGGTTGGCGGCGTAGTCGTACTGGAGCAGAAGGTTGGCTTGATCTGACATGGTCGGGCCTCCGCTGAAAAGCGTGGATGACTACCCATGTTTTCAGGGAGTTGCCCGTCCAGTGCGGCGGGTTCCCGCGAAGGGGATTACCCGCCTAGGATCGGCTTCCCATGTGGGCCATGTGACGCCAGGCCCTTCGAGAACGCGGCCCGCTTTCGGGCGGTCAGCCGGACTGTCTCATTTCGAGACGGATTCCCGGTCCATCGTTGTGCAAACCGTCTCATTTCGAGACGCCCTTGTCAAGCGATTTCTGGGGGGACGGTCTCCGGGGCGGACGGAGACTCCTGTTTCGGGGGACTCATCCGGCTCCGGCTCCGGCTCGGCCTTCTTTCCGCCCGCGTTCATGTGCTCCGCGAGTTTCAGCGCCGCATCCTTGTCCAGCCCTGTGGCATGGATCGGTTCTTCACCCAACCCGATCACCATCCATTTCCCGCGTCCTTTGTGCTTCGCGGTGTACGGCTTGGCTGGGTCCGCCGGTTTTTGCGGCGCCACGCTCTTCGGCGCGGCCTCCTCGGCGGCCTTCTTCTCCGGCTTGGGAACGGGCGCCGGCACCTGCGCGGTGGTGACGTAATCGCCGCGGGGGGTGGGCCGCTCGAACGGATAACGGCAACCGCGCGGACAGGGCGGACGCGGGTCCCCGCTGACGAACATGTGTCCGCACGCGGTGCAGCGGAAATGAGCCTGTTCGGCCATGGGACCTCCTTATTGCCAGTCGGCAAACGATTGTTCGGTTGAATCCGCGGATTCCTCTCCGCCGGCATTGGTGGCGGTCATCGCCACGAAAACTTCCGGCCAGTCCGGCATGTCGTACACGATGATGTCCGGCACGCCGGACTCTTTCTTGACCGCGAACGCGGCCTGGCCAACGCCGGTCTTGCCGTGCAGGTAGGCCGTGTACTTGGTGGCCGTGGCCACCGTGCCATTGTAGATGCTCAGGGAGTGCGGGTCTGGACCCAGATTCAGCACCGGGGTTCCAGGGGCGCTAGGGGCGGCCATGGTTTGTCTCCAGGGCGACAGGGTTGCGGATGGGAGCGCCGGTCAGCCCGTAGATCACCTGATCGTCCGAAAGCTCTGCCGGGTTCCTGAGGTAGAACGGCTCGTCGATGTAATGTGGCCCTTGGTGGGTGGCCATGTGCGACACCAAGGAAGTCAGCTCGGCCACGTTCTGCTGCGGGTCGGGGTGAATCTTGTACCTGGACACGCGCGCGGTCAGCACTTCCGCGGTGTCGAGAGCGGCCTTGATGCCCGCCCCGTCCTTGCAGTCGCCCTCCCCGAAGGCGCGACGGCAGGCCACGGGCCGCACCGGATAGATCGAGCACCGCCGGGTATCGGGATCGTAGAACACACATTTGATGCGCCGGTTGTACCAGTCGGCGATGGCGGCGGCCTGGTCGCGCTTGAACTTCTTGAAGTGCTCGCCCAGCACGGAGGCGCGGAACTGCACGGCGCGGGCGATTGTCCCCACGTCGCGCGCGTTCCTTGCCAGCCATTGCAGGATGCCGGCGGCTTCCGCGGGCGTGGCCATCACGACCAGGTCACAGCAGCGGTGCTCGTGCGGACAAGCGGAGCACTGGCGTTCGTGATAGATCGCGCCCGGCAGGTCCGCCGTGACGATCTCGCCGTAGCGGGCCGCGTGCAGATCGAATCGAATCTCGCTCATGCGGTGGCCCTCGCGGTGTCCGCGGCGAAGGCCCGGCTTTCTTTGTTGAGCAGATCGTTCCGGCGCGCGATGATGGCCTGGAAGGCCGGGCTGATGGGATCGAATCCAACCTGCTTCTGCATGGCCGTCATTTCCGTCTCGATCTTGGTGCGCTCGGCCTTGATCGCCGCCGCGGAGTTGAGGCTACCCGCCGCTCCGGCTCCTGTCAGCATGGTGCCCTCCTTGAGTGCGCGACCGAGTTGGTTGAACAGCTTGGTCATTTCCGGGATGTGAACGGCGCCGGTCGCTTCCAGGTATTGCCGTACCGGCTCGGGCAGGAAGTGCTCGAACCCGCGCTTGGCCTGCTCCATTTCGGCGTCGAACTTGGCGCCCCATTCGCGGCGCAGGGCATCGGTGGACTCCCTGGCGCGGGTATCCATGCGGGCCTTGCGCTCGGTCGTCGCGCGCTGCTCCGCGCCGTCGATGTCCGCGAACAGCCCTTCGGCCTGCTTGGCCGACAGGCCGTGCTTGTGGAAGGTGTCGCGCATGGCCTTGGCGCTGGGCTTGTCCGGCAGGTTGTACTTGTCCGGGCTTTCCGGTGGCGCGGCGCCAAGCTTGGCCAGCACGGCGCGCCGGCCCGCATCGTCGCCGGGCACGGGCGCATCGGCCATGCTGCGCGAAGAAAAAGCGCGATTCAGGTCGAGATAGGATTTGGCCAGCTTGGCGCCGCCGTCCGCGCCGCCGAAGTTCTTGAGCGCGCCTTCGCCGCGATATTCGGTCGGCAGGCTGGCGAGAAAATCTCCGCCGCCCGCGCCGCTGCCGCTTCCTCCTGCTGTCGTGTCACTCATCGCTCACCTCCCTGTCCGCGAGTCGTTGCAGGTCCTGGGGCCGCACGCGCAGCATCGCCAGGATGTGGAGAACCATGAACCGTTTGCCTTCCTCGAACTGGAGCAGATCGCCGCTCGCTCCGCCGTGCGTGACCATCATGCCACCTCTGCGCACCAGATCCGCCAGCACCCTGCGTCCGGAATCGGAATCGAACACGGCGCGGTAGTCATCCGGCAGCGCGCCGCGCTTGAAGCGCACCGCAAGCCGGTCCAGGAAATCGCCCGCGAAGCTCATGGCGCCCCCCGCATGATGCTGAGCGCCTGGGCGTTGTCCCTGGCGGCCGTGGCCGCAGTACCCATCTGTTCGATGCTGGCGGCCTGCGCGGCCATGTCGGCGCGCGCTTTCTCCATCGCCGCGATTTCCGACGGCGAGTTGAGCACTTCCATCGGGACGTGCCCGGCACGTCCCAGCACTTGGCCGGCGCGCGGGACATTGAGGATATCGAGCGCGCGAGGGTCGATCTGCGCCAGGGGAACGATGTCCCCGATGAGCTGGAGCACGGCGGCGCGCTCGGTCCCCCGCTGCGCCATGGCCAGCGGGGAGACGTATTCTGGATAGATGGGGGCGCCGCGAAGCTGCCAGGGCGGGTCGGGCACTTTGCGGTTGCGCACCAAGACCGCGATCGTGCGCGCCAACAAGGGGAACAGGAACTCCGCACGCAGGCGTTCCAGGGCCGGTCCGGCATAGCGCATCTGCTCGGCCTGCCGGCCCGCGAATTCCGTGGCGCTCATGTGCGTGACCGAGCCCTTTTCGGTAATCTTCTCCACCATCTTGAAGGCATCCAGGTAGAACAATGCCTTGATGGTGGCCACGATCTGCGCGCGAAATTCCATCGCCTCGGCCGCGCTTCCGGTGGGGCCGAGGCGCTGGATGTTCCAGTGACCGGCGGCGTTGAGATTGCCGTAGATCATCCCGCCCGGAACCCGGTTGATGCGCGGCGACACCCCCGATTCAGATTCGACCAGCCATTGCGGGTTCACGTTCATGTCCACGTGCTGGGTGATGTCCTTGTCCGTCTTCTGGAGCATCCGCACGTCGTCCAGGGCGTCTTCTCCCGGCCCACGACCGTAGGACTCGTTTGGCGAGACGTTCCACCGCGGGAACAGCCAGGGGAACTCCCAATACCCACGCGGGGCCGCCAGCAAGGCTTTGCTGTCCTTGAGAACGTACCCCTCGATCCACGGTTTGCTCGAGATGTCGTAGGGGTCCGCCTCGTCGCGCGGGCGCACAGCGTGAACGCAGGTGAACTTACGCTGCGGTTCGGTTGCCAGCACCGCCCGCACCTGTTGCGGTAGGGCGTTCGCCCCGAACTGCTTGTGCAGGCCCCAGGCCGTCTGCTGATATTCGCGGAACAGGGCGATGGGCCGATTGTCCTCGTCCGTCCAGATCGCGCAGTTGCCCAGGAATTCAGGACGGAA